ATAGTCCGCGCGCCCATTCCCCTCGTCTGCCCCTCCTCGACCACGACTAACTCCACCCAGCGGACAGCGCCCATTTTACCCCCCCATTTTACCGCCCCAAACTCCTTGCCAAACTAGCGCAAACCTGTTATCTTTAATATAGATGAGGTGAGCGGAAGTGGCTGGAAGGGTGAACGGGATGGGACGGTATGCGGGATTTGTGAGAGATAACGTCAGATGGGCCATTTACGGGCGCGCCGTGGGTACGGCCAACAGGGGCAGGAGCAGGCCGCATAGCAATGACCGCCGCCCAGCGTTCAACGGGGCGGGGCATGAAAACGACAGGAGACTGAACACGATGAGCACACATGAACCACAAACCGCTACGCAGATGATGACAACGCAGGCGGCAGATGGAACGGTGATCGTGGTACGGGTGGACGACGGGACACCCGCGCCCTCCATGATCCCGCCGCGGTACGTGGGGGACAAGGCGGCGCTGTTGGTGGCGCACGGCGCGCGTGAGGTGTACGCGGCCGCGGGGATGGGCTGGGCGGCGCGGGAGCGCCGCTACCTGTTGTGCTATCGCGACCGGTTTGGCGATGAGCAACAGGGAGCGGTAGCCGACGCGGCCGCGTCCGCGGCTGCTCTGGACCACTCGCGCGACCACGGGGACGTCATTCCCGCGTCCGAGCCGGGGTCGGCGCTGACGCGGGATCAGCTGCGGGAGCGTGAGCGTTTGGACGACCTCCGCACGCGAGCCGAACTGGCGGTTTTGGATGCTCTCCAGGCGGCCCAACCTCTCAGCATCGACGTGCGGGGTGAGTCGTGTCCCATCGTGGACATCCGTTACTGGCGAAGCGGGTCGTCCGTCTTGGTCCATCATGGACCCCTCGACCGTTACCGCTGTCGTGAGTGGGTTGAGATGACCGAGGACGTGGCCCGTGCCATTTTGGAGACGGCCGCCGCGATGCATCGCGGCGGAAGGCGAAAATGATGAGTGAGCGAGACGAAGGCGAAAACGATGAGTGAGCGAGACGAAGGCGAAACCCTGGCCGGCCAGCGCGCCGAGGAGGATGCCTACCAGACCACCAAAGCGGTCATGGAGGCTCTGCGGCGGGGTGTGCCTGCCGAGGATATCGAGGCGGCGCTGGCAGGCGTGCCGGCTCCCAAGGGCCGTGAGCTGATCCGCTGCCGCTCCTGTGGGCAGGCGGGATACGCTGGGAGCTACCCGTTTTCGACCCTCGGCGGAGCTGACTTGTGCGACGATTGCGTGTAACGAGAGTGCGCAATAGATCGACCCGCTTGGCAATTGACCGGGTGGGGCATGGAAAAAACGGAGGATTTGTATGACACACGACGATGCGTCCAGGCTCGCGCGGCAGATTAACGACGAGACTGATGCTGACGCGCGCATGCGGCCCGCGCGCGGATGGGCGCACGAGGACGGGCCGTGGCTCATCCACACCAGCCGCACTGTTCAGAGCGGCTACAACGGTCGTCCCGACACGTCGGCGGTGACGGGTGACCTGCACAACGAGGCGCAGGTGACGATGTTCCTAGCGGCGCGCCGGACAACCGGCTAGACACGCTAATGGAACCGTTGACACCGCGTCGCCGCCTCATCGAGTCCATGTTCGGCATCCTCGGCAGTGAGGAGCTGAGCATGGACACCGACGAGACCTACGCTGTCCTGGTCGAACTGATCGGCCGCCTGGACGGCATGGCCTATCGCGGCCACGTGGACCCGCGCCGTCGGCGGGAGACGGGGCGCGCGTTGCGCGAGGGAAGCGCAAAGATTAACGATGATATGAAAGCGTCGTGGAGGTGACACGTGACGGCACAACACGGCATTGACGCGGTGGACCGCATCGCCTGGATCATCGCCGACGCCATGTGTGGCGGATGGACGTATGACCAGGAAACCACGTTTGAGGACGTGGAGCGCATGAACAGCGAGGGGTGGACCGTCGAGTCGGCGTCAGGCGTCCCAGGCGCGTGGATATGGACGGAGGGGCTGCAGCTCGATCCCGCGACCCTCCGCCGAGCGTACGACCTCGGCGCGCAGCGCGCGGATCAGCGCGCGGCAGGTGGACGCGATGGCCATGACTGACGATCCTGAACTGGCGCGCCTGGCCCTGGAGTACGTGGACGCCGTGCGCGCCGACGACGCCGTGGCCATGGCGCGCCTCACGGAGGAGGCGCGCGCCCGCCGCCGCGCACTGTCGCCGCCGTCACGCGTGGACGCGGACAACAGCGCCTACCGCGTCGATCTGTACGAACGCGACGATGGCGCGCTCGTCATCGTGCGCCCCGGCGTCAGCCTCGCCTACGCAGTGACCGGCGCGGACGGGGAGTTCGAGATGGAGATCGTCGCCATTCTCAACGGCGACGCCGTGATCTGGGGACAGGTATCTCTGCCCGCCGCATGGTCCGATCTGACGCACCCGTCGATGCGCCTCATCGCGTCCTACGACGAGCTGAGCGGCGAGGTGACGGTGCAGCGCGACCCCTCATCCGGTCGGGTCCTGGCCGGCGTCAACGGTCGGCGCTACCTCGGCGCCGCGTGGATCGCGCGTCTGGAAGCCGGCGATGGAGATGGCCATGGATAGCGCCGATCTGCTGGCTGATCTGGTCACAACCGCTGAGGCTGCGGCCCTGCTGGGTGTTGTGCCGCAACGCATCCGCCAACTGGTGACGACTGGCCAGTTGGCGGGGGTCAAGCGCGGTCACACCTGGCTGTTCACCCGCGCCGCCGTGGAGGCCGTCAGGCCCGCATTGCGCAGGCGCGGGGAGCGCGGCACGGATCGGGCGCCGCGCAAAAAGCGGGCAAAGAAGATACCACGCCCCTTGCCAAACTAGCGCAAACCTGTTATCTTTAGTGTAGATGGGGTGAGCGGGACGCGTGGACGGACCGGGCCACATCGGGAGAGGAGGGGAGAGAACGATGAGGACGGCGAATCAGAGCACTAGTGTGTGGCGGGGTGACTGCTACAAGGTCGTTCGATCAACACAGACATAGAGCGGCGACAGCACGCCGACGACCGATTATCGCGTGCAAAACTATCGCGACGGCAATGCCGGCGATGGGTGTTGCTATGATCGCGAGGGAGCTATTGAAGCGGCGCAACGCGACGAGCGGGCCTGGTCCGCGCTGGGTTTTGTGGGGCAGGGGGAGATGCGACGCATGGAGGAGCGCGATCGCGAGCCGTTCGATCCCGCCGATTATGACGGAGACACCTAGCATGCCGCGCAAGCCGACTGGGCGTCGGCCTGGTAGGTGTCTCCGTCGGCGCTGATAAGGCGGCACGGAGCGTGTCGCGGAGGAGATGAGGAGGAGAGAGATGATGACAACCGAAACGACAACCGCGTTTACCGTTAAGCCGGTTGCGTATCAAACGCGCTATGCGTTGAGCCCCATCCCGTTTGAGCGGGCGTGGAAGCTCGCGGCAGACCACGGCCATGAGGGGGCATACATCCTCGCGCGTCCGGCCATGGAAGACGACATCTACCCCCTGCCCGTTCCCGTGCCGCCCGCGCCGCTGCGCGCGTGGACGGATGAATTGATTGCGGCCATGTCCCACGCCGTAACGATGGGGCGAGAGTCATGGTTGGTCGGGATTGACGCGCCGACCGTCATCAGTGGTCAGGTGGTCCACGAGACCACGACAGGCCGCTTGACGTGGACCATCGACCCCGATGGCGCGACCGTCATCGGGGTCAACCGCCCCGGGCGGTGGGGAGTCTTGGCGGGGTTCATCCGCCCCGACGGCACGACAAAGGTCGTCGTGTACAGTCAGGATGACAGTCACGTGCGTCACGTCGTGGCGCTCCGTGATGCACCGTCAGCTAGTGTTGGCCATGAGGCCGCGCGGCAGACGACCGCGGCCGTGCTAGCCGCTGCGCTGCCAGATGAGGCGGCGGACGCCGCGGCGGACGCCAGATAGGCGCTGGCGGTCTAGCGTGCCCGGCCGCTCCCCGTCCTCCATCGTGCGCGTCCAGGCCCCGACCGCCACGCAGCGGGCGCGCCTCTACCTCGGCAAAGCCTTGTGGCGCGGGATCGGTAGCCCGCGCCACATTAACGTGCTGCTCGACGGCCCGCGGCTCGTGATCCGACCGTGTGAGCCGGGCACGGGCTACACGGTGGTCGGCGGCGCCACCTCGACCATGCCGCGCGTCAGCCTCGGAGAGGAGGTCCGCGAGTTGCTGGCGCTCGAGGCGGGCATCTACCAGGCGGCGCTAGCAGCGGGGTGCATCGTGGCGCGCCTGGCTCCTGCGCCCGTGGCCGCGCAATCCGCCACGACGCCCGTTATGCCAGCGTCGGCGATCCGCGCGGTGCGACTGCCGGTAGAAGCCATCGTGCGCTTGGAACGTCTTGGGGATGGCGACCTGGCCGCGGGTATCTTGGCGCTGCTCACGCGGCAGCCCGAGGCGTGAGTCTCCAGGCCACTTGACACAGCAGTTCCATGCGCAGGGATTGACCTCTGTCGCCGGCACGGATACCAGAACTCGCCGCAGTCTTCGCACGCGTAGACGCCGTGCAGTTCCTGGATGCGTCCACCACAGCCACGGCAGCAGTGTGTGGTCAGGGCCGGAATGGACACAGCGCCGCGTTGTGGTGGTCATCCGTCTACTCTCGCGCCGCCGGCAGCAGCCGCGGGCCCGCGCCGTTCCCGCCGGGCAGCAACGCCGGCATCTCCCCACTCGCATAGGCCCGCTTGATCTGTGGCGCCAGCCACTCGCTCACCGTCGACGAATCGGGGAGCACGAGCTGGGCGGTACATACCTCGGCCGTCATTGCCGCCGCGGCGGCCGTGTCGCCGCGGCGGCCGTGTCGCCGGAGATCCCCTCCTCGTCGAGCAGATCGGCTACCTCCTCCAAGCGCGCTTTGATCCGTAGCAACAAGGATCGCCACCGCTGGCGCTCGTCTTGTTCTCGTGCGGCGCGTCGTATGGCCGGGGGTCGTTTTGCGCCACTTGTAGTTGCCGTTGTTGTGGTCGTCGCGCGCATCGTCCAGGTCGGGGATGCGCGTCTCGAAGCGGATGTGCCGGGCGTGCAGTTCGAAGGCAAGCACCACGCGGCCGTCGTACTCGCCGCTGAGGATGCCCACGGCCTTGAGCAACGCCTTGATCTCTTGCTCGGTCTTGCTGGCTGGGACGGTGGTCGCGGTCGCGTAACGGGTCATGGGTGCGGCTCCTTACACACCGGCCCGGGCCGTTTGGTGGTCCGGGCTCTCGGCTATGCCGCGCGGCATACCCTCTCCCCTGTAGGAGAGTCTATATACATATATACTAGCGCGTTTCCGACGGACAATTCATAGTGTAAGGAGATGATTGTCGGGCGCCATCGTAACCGCTCGAAGGAAAGGCCGTCATCAATGGGGACGAGGACACGCCAGAGTGAGTGCGCCCAGGCCGCGCGTGAGAGAGCGCCTTTGACGTCCACGCAGGTGGACATCGCCCGGCGCCTCGCCGAGGGCCATCTGTACCCCCAAATCGCGGCAGACCTCCAGGTGAGCGTCGAGTACGTGCGCATCGTGGTGTCTGCGGCCTGCGGCCGCCTGGGACTCGTCGGGGACAGGATGCTGCTCGCTCTGTGGTATCGTGACCACGCCCCGGTCGGCGATCGTGCGGGTACGGCTGACAACGAACAACCGTTAGCGCGCGTGGAACGACAATGACGGCCGCTTCCCCGTCAGCTACAGGCCGCGCGGGGGGTCCGATCGTGATCCCCGAGCGCGCCATCCAATCAGCTGTGATGCAGTATCTGCGTCTCCAGGGTTGGTATGTCTTCCGCCTGAACGCCGGGGCGCTCCCCAATGAGCGGGGGCGGTCAGTGCGCATGCTCCCCGCTGGCACACCAGACCTACTTGCCATTCGAGATGGTCAGTGCCTGTTTGTCGAGTGCAAGCGGCCGGGTCAGCGCCCAACCGACCGCCAGCGCGCGATGATGGCGACGCTGGAGGCGTTCGGCGCGCGCTGCGTCGTGGCCACGGGCGTCGAGGACCTGGAGCGTCAATTGGCGCGTGCTCAGACGGACGCCACGGACTAATGGCGAAGAGACGAGATACCGCCGCGCTTCAGGTGAGCGCGGAAAGGCGCGAGGCGGACCGTCTGGCGCTCAAGGCGGAGATGGAGCGGTGGTACCGTCTCAAGATCGAGCAGGTGGTCCACCCTGACGACGAGCGCAACCGATCGTATCGGACGCCCGGGCACGTCCAGGAACTGGGGACGGCGCGCGCGGGCTCCGGCAGCGTGTGGGACTGGCTGGCCCCCCACGGCGACCGCGCCATCCGGGGAGAGCGGTTCGTCAAGGCAGCGCCGATTCATGTGCGGCCGTCGGCCGTCGTCCATCTGGGCGACGCGCCCCGCGATCCTGCGCGCTTTGCCCGCGCCTGCCTGCGCCTACAGCAAAAGGATCATGCCCTCAGCATGCTGTTCCATCTGGTGTGTTTTGACAGTCCCTGGAGCGAGGCAGACGTGGCCAGGGCGTGGAACGATGGGACGCCGCGCAATGGCTGGAGCCGGGCGCGGGTCCAGCAGCGGAAGGTCGAGGCCTGCGCGCTCATCCGCCGGTGGTGTGGCGTTCCTGACGCGGCCGCGCGGGCGGACGCTAGCGCGACGCCTGACGGGCCGGAGCATCAAAACATTGACAAGTAGCCGATTTGACGTATGCTATAGTCATCGTCGAGGTGCGCCCACCCAGCCTCACTCCTCCACAACACCCCTTTTTAACGGGCCGGCGGACGGTCAAGTCGTCCGCCGGCCCTTGCCTTTCCTCCCGATTCCTCATCGTGCATGGAGGTGCGCTATGGCCACCTGCCCACGAGGCTATTGGCGATCGTCCGCGCCGGCGCGCGTGATCGGCATGGACCACCCCGGCGATGGCCTGGACGGCGTGCTCGTCAATGGGCGTGATCCTGTTGCCGTGGATCGCGCTCGCGCTCGCGCTCGTTTACAGGAGACGCGCCGACGGGAAAAGCAGGAACGCCAGCGCGAGGCCGCGCGGGATGGGCTTGGTTCCACAAGCGCCGCCAGGTTTTCCGGGGGCAGCCGTTCATGCTGACGTACGTGACGCCGGTTCATGAGGTGTTGGCGCCGGAGATCGCATTGGCGGCGGCCGTGGTGCGCCTCACGCTAGACGATTTAGCCTCGCACGACTATCAGCGGTCGGCGGCGCGCGACGTGCGGGCCGGCCGTTTGGAGCCGTGGGTGCTTATGCTAGAGGCCTATCCGGCGGTTGCTGAGCGGGCGCGCTGTGCGCTCGGCGTGGCGGCTGAGGCGCGAGCGCGGCTCTAAGGCAGCTGACATGGTGGTGACTCCAGTGGTGACTAGGAGGATGCGCCACCTCCCTCTTTGCCTGCGCGTTCTCGTGTTTGTGTGGCGCTCTGCGCATCCTCCTAGTCACCACTGGAGTCACCACCATGTCAGCTGCGCGCCATGAGAACGCACCGAAGCGGAGTGCGGCTGAAATCGAGGCGCACCGCGCGGCCATTGAGCTGTTGCACCTCAAGCGCCATCTGACTCAGCAACAGATCGCGGATCGTCTCGGCATCAGTCGCAACATGGTGAAGTACGATCTTGAGGCCATGAAGCAGCAGTGGGAGGCGAAGCGCACCGCGCTGCGTGATCAGCACATCGCCGAGGAAGTGCGACGCATCGACCTGATGGAGAGCGAGTACTGGGAGGCGTGGGAGCGGTCGCGTGAGGATGCCGTCACCCTTACCACCGAAACCCTTCTCCGCGAGAAGACCGGCGATCTTGATCCGCCTGACGACGTGGACCGCGAGACCCTTGAGTCTGATGAGATCGAGCAGGCCATGAGCGCGGCCAGCAAAACGGTCTTGAAGCAGATCGAGAAGCGCACGGGGCAGGTGGGTGCGCCGGCGTACATGGCCGGGGTCCAGTGGGCCAGTGAGAGTCGGCGGAAGCTGTTAGGACTGGACGCGCCGACGAAGATCGCGCCGACCTCGCCCGATGGGCAAAGTGTCGCGCCCGTCATATTCAGCCTCCACATCGACCGGCGTGAGGTGGAGACTGATGGTGACGGCAACGCGCCAGCGGGAGGCGATAGCTAAAGACGACATTGACCGCCGGTCGTGGTCGGCGCGATTGGTGTTGCTAGTACTGCGGTGTGGCGCTGACGCCACGCACGGCATGCGCGGATCATCGCATTCCCTTATCGCGCGGCGGGCTTCATTGTTGCGCGAATCTTGTTCCCTCTTGTGTCACATGCACTGCGCGTAAAAGTGACAGAACCGAGAGCGCATACAAATCCGGGCTTAAAGGGCGGCGCAACGACGCGCGCACTGTTCGTTTATAGGTGGTGCGAAAGGAGGTGAAGTGGATGCCCGCAGTAGCGCAACAGCCAGCGCAGCCTAAGACCTACGTCTATAAGCGGCCCTGGATGTACCCGAAGCAACACGACGCTTTCTTTTGTCCTGAACGTTACGCTATTGTCGAGGCATCCACCTGACAAAGGCTGGAAAAACTGTCGCGTGCATGGCATGGCTCACGGAGCAAACGCTTCTGTGCCGTGTGGCCGGGCGAAACTTTTGGTGGGTCGCACCGACGCAGGGCGTGGCGAAGATCGCCTTTAGTCGTCTTAAGCTCGGTTTGCCGCGTGCCATCTATAAGGCTAACGAGACCGAGCGCACGCTGACCTTCCTGAACGGGTGCGTGATCTGGTTTAAGGGCGCGGACAAGCCGGACACGCTCTACGGTGAGGATGTGCACGCCGCCGTGATCGACGAGGCGTCGCGCTGCTTCGTTAAAGGCACGTCCGTGCAGACGCCACATGGCCCAGTTCCCATTGAGACTTTGCGCGTTGGGGATAAAGTACTCAACGCGGCGGGTGTTGGCATGGTGCGACGTACAATCCACAAACGTGCACAATCGCTTGCGGTCGTCAAGGTGCAAGGATATACTATGGTTAGTTCCATTGACCATAGATATTTCACCCAGCGTGGCTGGGTAGAGGCACACCACCTTGAGCGGACCGATTGCCTCATCACGCATCCCGAAGCCGTGCGCTTACTGCGGGATGTTGTTCACCGATCGCCATCTGACGCGTCCTCAACTGTACTGCTCTCGTCCCTGTCTGTACGCAGCCAGAGCGGCGACGACGGAAACACGCCAGTGTGCGTGGTGTCAGACCGACTTCACGGTCAACGTGGCAAAGCAGCCGACGCGGCGTTTCTGCGGACAGAGTTGTTCCGCGAAATGGAGAATGAGCCAGGAGGACTATCGCGCCAAGGCCCTTGGGACGGAGACGCGGGCGAAAGCCAGACAGTCCTTGTTGGAGTACTGGCAGCAGGATACGCCGCAAACCAGGGCGGCACGGGAACGGATCGCGCGCCTCAATCCGATGGGCAACCCCGCGTCACGAGTCAAGATGACCGCATCGATACGGGCGAGTGGGCACAAGCCTCCCGCGCGTGGCGGCAATGGGACGGGGCTGACTGTCCCGCAAACGATGCTCTTGGAGGCTCTTGGGCCACCGTTCACATCGGAACTCTCAGTCAAAACGGGAGCGCCACGGATAACGGGAGGCTTGCCGACGCACTACTCCATCGACATAGCGGACCCAACGCTCATGGTTGCGATAGAGATAGATGGACGGTCGCACAGGACGACGGCGCGCAGGGAATCGGACCAAAGGAAGGACGCCTGTCTGACCTTGCTTGGGTGGACAGTGTTACGGTTCTTGAACGAGGAGATAGAGACTTCTCTTTCTACAGCGGTGGCGCAGATACGGTTGATGTGTACGACCTTGAAGTCTCAGGCCACCCTTCCTTCACTGTAAACGGCTTCCTCGTTCACAACTGCAAGGAGGCTGCGTGGCACGCGGTGCGCTCCACGCTGACGGCGACGCGTGGTCCCGTTCGCATCATTGGCAATGTCAAGGGGCGGCGCAATTGGGCCTACGCGCTGGCGCGTCGGGCTGAGGCGGGCGCGCCTCATATGCGCTACAGCAAGATCACGGCGGTCGACGCCGTGGCGGCGGGCGTGTTGGCCCAGGCGGAAATCGACGACGCGCGGGCGACGCTCCCCGAGCACGTGTTTCGCGAACTGTATCTGGCGGAGCCGAGCGACGACGGCGGCAATCCGTTCGGCCTGTCCCACATCGCGGCGTGCGCGATGCCAGCAGGGTGGTTGTCGCCTCACCTGCCCGTCGCATGGGGCGTGGACCTGGCCAAATCAACGGACTGGACGGTGTGCATTGGCCTGGACGATGCGGGCGACGTGTGCCGCTACGAGCGGTGGCAGGGGCCGTGGGAACTGACCATTGCACGCATCAAGGCGCTCGTCGGGGACGCGCCCGCATTGGTCGACGCGACCGGCGTCGGCGATCCGGTGCTGGAGGCGCTGCAGATGCGTGTTGACCAGGTGGACACGCGCGACGTGTCCAACGGGCTCGGGCGCGCACCCCAGGTGGTCATCATCCCCGCTGCCGCTGGCGGGAACTTCGAGGGGCTCAAGTTCACGCAGCAATCCAAGCAGGATCTCATGAAAGGCTTGGCCGTCGCTATCCAGCAGCGGCAGATTCGCTACGCGGACGGCGTGATCCGCCAGGAGCTGGATGCCTTCGAGTATCAGTACACGGCGACCGGCGTTCGATACTCAGCGCCCGAGGGGCTGCATGACGACACCGTGGTGGCGCTGGGGTTAGCGCGACAGAAATGGATCCACCGCCCGGCGCGACCGTCCATCCTGTGGTAACGAAGCGCCAAGGGCCTGGTCACGCCAACGGGCCAGACGAAAGGGGTGGGGGTGCGATGGCGATGCGCCTGACCGACGCCCAGCGCGTGGCCTATCGCTCCGCGTCGCACATCGCCCGCGTGCTCGGCATCAGCGGTAAGGCCGCCCCGCGCCAGCGCGATACGCGCGATACGCACGAGCTGCTGACCTCTTCGCCGATGGAGCGGGCGCGGCAGTCGCGCCGCATGGGCAACTACACGAGCTACCTGAACGCCATCACGATCCCCAACGTCTACAAGGCGGTCAACGTCATCGTCTCCACCTACGCTGCGACGCCCCTGCGCGTCCTGGACGGTGACCGCAAGGACGTGGACGTGAAAACCCGTCTGCCCGACCTCTACCACCTGCTGCGCAAGCCCAACCCCCAGACGCGTGGACGGACCTGGCGGCAGTCGGAAGTGATCGACTACGTGCTGACCGGCAACAGTATTTCCGCGTACGATTCCTGGGACGGCTACGGCCGGCCGCACGAGATGTTCCGCCTGCGGCCCGACAAGGTGCTGATCGCACAGACCAATGTGGGCAGCCTGGCCTACGGGTACGAAATCATGGGTGGCCCGAAGAAGGATGTCATCTGGTACGACGAGAGCGAGATCCGGCACGTCAAATGGTTCAACCCACGTGACCCGCTGTGGGGCTTGGGGGCCATTGAGGCCGGGGAACTGAGCCTGTCCAAGGATAAGCTCATCAACGAGTTCAGCTACAACTTTTTTGACCGCGGCGCGATCGTGGACGGCGTCCTCTCCACGCCCAACCAGATGCCCGAAACGGACCGCCGGGCGATGATCGCGGACTGGAAGGCGATGCGCGCCGGCGCCCGCAATCAGATCCGGACGGCCCTGCTGTGGATGGGCGCCACCTACACGCCGATCGGCACGCCGTTGGGCAACGTCCCGATCATTGATCTAGCCAGGATGGGCCGTAACGACGTGTTCGAGCTGCTGGGCGTGCCACCGCAGATGGTCGGCGACTTCTCGGACACGAACTATCGGAATGCCCAGGAGGCCAACGCCTTTTTCCTGAGCGAGACGATGGGGCCGATTCTGGATCAGTTCGACGAGGATGGCTACGCACCGCTGGCCGAGATGTACGGCCCGTTCGAGGCGCAGCATGAGAAGCGTGAGGTCATCGATTTGGCCATGCGCGCCGAGGCCGCGGGCAAGCTGGGCAGCGTGCCGGGCTTTTCGCTCAACCAGCTTTACGTGACGGCGGGCTTCGACCCGCTGCCCGACGACGATCCGATGGGCCAGATGATCGTGCTGCCGAAGGGGTCGTCGCTCCAGCACCCGGAGGACGTGATCGACCCGCCCGATGACGCGCTGACCGATGGGCTGGGCCAGATCGACGCGGCCGGCCTGCTGCTGCCCGACGCCGCCACGCGACCCAATCCCGAGGGTCAGGACGCGCCACCAGCAAGCGGGGCAGAGGCCGCGGCCACGGGCAAACCGCCGGCCAGCGGCGGGGCCGCTGGCACGGGCGTGGGCGCCAAGGCTTTGACGAGCGGGCGAGCGGCGCGCCCACGCCCAACGCCCGCTGACCCTTACCGCTACCCGCACGCGCTCCTATCGGTGGAGGCCAGGGATCGACAGCGGATGGCGCGCATGGCGGGGCAACGCGATCTGGGTCCGATTCTGGGGGCGCACGGTGCGTTGGTGACGTTGCCGTCGCTGTCGCGCGCGACTGACCGGATGACACCGACAGATGACGATGAGAGGCACGAGGAGGACGCGACCGATGATGCCCATGCCGACGACGGCGACGCCTGAGCGCGAGGGGCGGTGCGTGCTGGTGCGCGTCAGCTTGTCGCTGCTCCAGCTCATGATGACGGCCGGCTCTGAGACCGTCGGAGACAGCATAGAACCCGTGGAATCCGTGGCTCAGTGCAGTGACGGGCTGCCCCGTGACGCGACGCTGGTGCGCGCCGCCGTTGATCCGTTCCTGGGTGAGGTGCAGATGATTTTCGCTCATGCGTCCTTCCGCGCTGTGCCAGCGGGCGTGCGCTATCCACATCTGCTACCGACGTTCCGGCAGGTCTGGCGCGTCGTGCGCGCTGAACGCGGCGACACAGCCGTTGGCACAGCGGCTGTGTCCGAAGCGGGGACACTCCCAGGCGACGCATCGGGGGATGAGAGGCGCGCCCACGCTCGGAAAAAGCGGGGCGAGGCGGGTGGTTATGTCCCCGTCACACCGCTAGGCCCGCCGCCGCGGGGCGCCGACGTCCAGGCACTCACGCAACAGGATGCGGCGGAGGAGGACCACCGTCCATGAAACTCACCATGGCGTCGGGGCAGGTCGTCGATCTACCCGGCGTCCCGCGGGACGCGACCTTCGAGCCGCTCACCGTCAGCTTTGGGATCAAGTCCTCACCGGAGGTCGAGATCGATGGCGAGGTTGGCTTGCTGTGCCAGGGGTACGCCAGTCTTTATAACGAGACGGATCAGGATGGAGAGCACCAGATTCCCGGCGCTTTTGCCGATCTGATGGACGCGTGGGCGCTGGAGCCCGAGCCGCTCGTCATCTATCACCATGGCTACGACCCCGAGCTCGGCGCGCGACGCATCGGGCGTGGCATGAAGTCGAGGCTCGATGACAAGGGCTTTTATGCCGAGGTTTTCATCCCCAAGGATCCAAAATTTAAAGACGCCCGGGCGCGCCGCCGGTTTGGTGACGTGTACAACGGCATTAAGAGGGGCGCCGTGCGTGGGTATTCCGTGGGCGGCGGTTTCATCCGCGCCGGCAAGGCGCTGGTGCGCTGGGCCACGACCGAACTGAGCATCACGCCGACGGCCTGTTTGGAAAAAGCCGAGTTCGCACTCGGCCGCAAGGCGTTGATCGACGCCTATGGCGACCTGCCCCCGTCCCTGAGCGTGACTGATAGCGATGGGATAAACGATGCCGGTAGCGACGATGGCCTGGTCGACCAGGCCGCTTTGCCGATGTTGTCGCGCCCGGCATGGTCGCAGGTGATGGCCACGGCGCAGGCGCAGGGCGACGAGTCGCTACACGACCATCTCCTCTACCGCGAGGCGCGCTACCAGGGCGCGCACAACCCGGAGTCGTGTCCCATCTGCACCACGCAGCGCAGGCGACAGGGCGTCAAGGCGCTGACAGAAGCGGACGTCGTATCGTCCCGCGCCCGGCCCAATCAGGCGACGCGGCTTGGCGCGACCGGCGCGATAACAGCGATCGGCGCCGGCAAGAAAGCGGCACTGGCCGCGCTGGTGCGTGACCGCCCAGATTTGCTCAAGGCGGCGACGGACCTGATGACGGAGGTCGCGGACGTGGGGCACGGCGAAAAGATTGGTCGCCGGCACTCCAAAAAGGATTTGGCTGTCATCGGCGGGATCATCGGCGTGTTGCAAACCCATTTCGGGCTGGGCAACGCGGACGACGACGATGCTGGCGGCGAGGATGACGACGCGGGCACAGGGGCAGGGACGGGGACAGGCGCCGGCGCGTCATAGGCGCCGGTAGTAAGGTTCGTCGGCGGTTGCCGTCGCGCGGACAGGAAGGAGTATCAGAGTGGACCCCATTAAAGAGTTGGAGCAGGCCATCCGGGACGCGCGCGCGCGGCTGCGGGAAGCTGATGGTGACACGCGCGGGCAGTTGGAGACGGAGATCGGACAAAAGTCGGCAAAATTGGCTGACCTGAAGTCCGAGCAGGAACGGACCTACGAGAATGATCGCGAGGAGCTGCTTGCCCTGCGCCAGCAGGTCAACGACCAGCACATCCGCGAGCAGGCCAAGGGCGTCGCGACTATCGTGGCTCAGGGCGTCAAGAGCGCCGCGGCCGCCGAGCAGGAGCGCGTGCGCGGCATGATTGCCGAGGAACTGAACGCGGCGCTCGGCCTCGAGAACGGGTCTCCGCTCAACATCCAGGCCTTGGTCGCCGGTGCGCTGGGCGATATCCGCACGGGTCGCAAGTTCCGCTACGAGGCGGGTGACGAGGCGAACGGGTATGGCGAGGGTGACGAGGCGAACGGGTATGGCGAGGGTGACGAGGCGAACGGGTATGGCGAGGGTCAGGGCCGCAAGGCGGTCACTCCCTACGGCCATCGCTGGGGACAGGGGCGCAAGAGCGCCACAGCCGGCTCGGCGTTCGTCAAGCCGCGGGCCAAGGGCAGCTTCCCCGAGTTCGTGCAGGCCGCGGCGACCGGCAACAAGGCCAGGTTGGCGGCCATGCAGGAGGCGCACGGCTACGACGTGACCCGCGGGCAGGGGCGCAAGGCCCTGATCGAGGGCGGCGGCGCGATCTCCCCGCTGACCGGCCCCTCGGGTGGCTACCTTGTCCCGGTCGAGTTTTCGACCGAGTTGATCGAAAAGCTCTATCCCGAGACGATCCTGCGCGCCGCGGGCGTCAATATCCAGACCGTCACCTCGCCGCTGTACCGCCAGGCGCGCCAGTCGGGCGGGGCGAGCGCCACCTACGTCGGCGAGACCGCGCCCATCCCGCTGTCGCAGCCCAGCTTCGACCAGGTCGCGGCGCAGCTCAAGAAACTGACGATCCTGTCATCGGTCTCGTCAGAACTCGTTAACGACAGCGATCCGCAGGTGCAGCAGATCGTCGAAGATGACATGCGCGAACAGATCGCCCTTAAGGAAGATGTGAGCTTTCTGGTTGGTCCCGGCGGCGCGGGCATCCCGACGGGCATCCTGACCGCGACGTTCGGCGGACAACTCATCGCTCCAACGGACGCGGTCAACGGTGATGAGCCCAACTACCGCATGGCGACGCACTTTTTCACGCAGTTGCGCACGGCCAACGTACCAATGCGCAAGCAATTCTGGATCATGCATCCGTACATGATCGAAGCTTGGCAGAACGTCACCGACAACGCTGGCCGGCCGCTTTTCCAAGACTACATGGACGTGCAGGTGGGCAGCCTGACGCTGCAGCGCCCCGCGCTGTTCCGCCGGCCGATCTTCGACTCCACGCAGATCCCGGTGGGCGTGACGGGCCCCAACGCCACCTCGTTCGTGGCGTTGGTCGAGGCCTCACAGATCACCATCGTGCAGAAGGGCGAACTGGAGATGAAGGTGTCCGACCAAGGCACCGTGCAGGACGGCGGCGGCAACATCGTGTCCGCCGTGGGGAACGATGTCGTGCTGATACGTGGCATTTTCCGGCACGATGTTTACGCTCGCCACCCCGAAGCTGTGGTAGTACGTCAATCTATTAGATACACTTAGCCACACTACTACTGCGGCAAGGTCCGGCTTGGGTGTTGTCCGGTACAGCATCACAAACTCTTCATCGGAGACAATGCGCTTCACGGTTGTCGTCGTACGATTGTGACCATGCGCGAACGTGCGCGGCAAGCCGTGCTTGTTGACGCAGGGGAGCAACGTGTTGCACCCACACTGACGAGGGACAAAGAGGGGGAGAGGGTAGACGACGGGCAGGCTCATGGCGACTCATCCTCGCTATAGCTTAGGGGGATCGGCGTGTTGCACGCACGGCGGTCCCCCGATCTGACCCACTATTTTACCCCATTTCTCTCAATTCTGCCGGTCACAGTGAGCAGCAAACGATGGAGGGAGGTGAGCGGCATGGCACTCCTGAACCGGCAACGCGTCGCCGCCCTCGCCCGTCGCGCGGACGTGGCTGACCCCGCTGGCGCGTACCCTGATTCCTACCTGCTCGACGTGCTCCAGGCGGTCGAGGATGAAATCGGGAGCTACCTTCATTTTGCCCCCGCGTTGCAGGTCCATGTGGCCGAACAGGGTCCGGTCAGCTTCATGTCGTCGGGCGCCTATGCCGGGCGCTACGAACTGGAGCTACACCATCGTCCACTCCCACCCGCGCCGGCGGCCACGCTCTTCACGTCGCTGCAACTGACCTACGCGTTGGCTTTCAGCGTGCCGGCGGAGGTGCTGCTGACGTACGTGACGGTGGACCACGGGACGGGCCGCGTCTACGCCCTGACGCCGGGTGTGGTCGACGCGCTGGTCGGTTTTGGTTTCCAGTACGAGACACAGGGTCCGGGCTACGCCACCGGCTACACGGCCACGTACGCCGCGGGCTACGCCACGGGCATCGCGGACCCGACGCCCGACGGCACGTCCGCCACCACCTACAACGCGCCGTCGCTGCCAGAGGACATGCGGCGGGCGGCCGTGTCGCTGGTGCGCGAGCGCCTGATGATCGACGATGCGCTGGGCGCCGAGCTGACCAATCCATCGGCCGGAACGCTGGTGAGCGCGCAACTCGACCAGTGGAGGTTGCAGTACCGCCAGGCTCGATCCACGGACGCGGAGGTGACGCTCGGCTACGGCACGCCTCTAGCGCGCGACGCACAGGCCACACTCGCGCGCTGGGTGCGGACAAGCGTCGTGTCGTTGGTGTAATCCAGGAGGCGCGTATGACAGAGCCACGGACGGACATCTATTCCATTATCTGGATCGACAGCGCCGTGCAAAATGGGCAGGTCGGCGTTGCCGAGCTACCAACGCCCACGCGCATCGAGAGCGTGGGCCATATTGTCGCTGAAACCGAGGCCTACGTGACGGTCGCGCGCGATGTGATGGATGAGCCGGGCGCTGAATGGCGTGGACTGCTCTGCATCCCGCGCGAGGCGATTCGTTCCATGCACCCCCTTGGCAGAGCACAACACGACGCCTACCACCCAAAATCCCGTAGCGATGAGCGAGGAGGACACGCACGTGTCAGAGAGCATCACGCCCCCGACCAGTGACACCATCGCGGCGGCGCAGGAGGCGCCAACCGTCGTTGCCGCGCCGGCGGCAGAGGCCACGACCGAGGCCAGGGAAATCGACGGCAACATCGTCACCGAGGCCGCCGCCGCGCACGCCGAGGCAGCCGGTGTGCTGACCGCCAAGAACCTGTACGGGACCGGCCCTACCGGCGAACCTGTCGCCCCGGAGCAGGGGGCGCGCCTCGACTGGCGGCAGGGCCTGGACCACGTGCGGGACACGCTGGCGCGCGAGGGCTACACGCTCTCGCAGGCCGCCGCCGAGTTCGTGGGCCGCGCGCTGGGCGAGTTGTACCAGCACGAGCAGGGCGGGCCGCCGGCCAGCCAGGCCGCGCGCGAGATGGCGACGCGCGTCAGCGGCGCGCCGACGCAGGAGACGGCCACCTACCTTAACGAGCAGGGCCGCTATCTTCAGGAAACGGAGGGCGCACAGTTCAACGCCAAGGGGTATCACCTTTAAAGCCAAGCAGAGAGGTTAGGACGGATGCCCTCGCCCTTCGACGGATTGATTGTGGGCTATGGCTTACCGGCCACGCTACTGGCAATGGATGGTGTGACGCAGGTAGGCGCGACACGCATCCTCATGTCCAATGCGAAGCAACTCCCCTTGCTGGGGACGAGTCGAGGTAATGTTGTTGAGGGTTTTGTCGCAGCTAGTGGCAGCGTTACCCCAACCGCTGGCCTTGTTGTCGTCACTAACGCGACGAGGCCGGGGGCGGCGCCTGGTCCGGTTACGTACTACGTCATCGCCAAGGCGTCGGATGTAACGTCCGGCCCCGCGTTCGGTTTTGCGTTCCCCATCGCGCTCTTGTTGTTGCCCCTCCCGCTCGTGCTCACGGTCAAGCGCCGGCAGGACCCCCCTTTACCCGCGACGCTGAACGCCTATGACGAGGCCATGACGTGGGACAGCGCGGGCCGGCCCGTTGCTTTGCCCTCCAGTAGCGCGCCCGTGACGACGTTCACCGTGCGCGCCGGCCTGTCGAACGACAACAACCCGCTGACGAACGACGCGGCGGGCCAGATACCCGCCGGCATTCGCACGCTCTACGTCCCGCTGGGCGCCGGCCTGCGCCTAGGCGACACGCTGGTGATGCCCGACGGTCAGGAGAGCACGGTCCAACAACTCAACGACCTGGACGCCGCGGGCGTGCCATGGGCCTATCAGGTGCTGGTGGACGCAACCGCAGGTGGTCTCTAGGTCCAGAACACGCCACGACGAGACCAAAGGAGTCATGAACCATGACGCAAGAGCAACAGACGATGACGGTGCTGCACGCGCCCGAGGGCATCGCGGCGGGGGCGATAACGTCCTTGCCGAACGGCGCGCAGTATGAGGCCTGGGACACACCCGCCGGTGTGGTGGTCAACGTGAGCACGGCTGACGTAGAGGCGATGACCGCGCACGGCTATAGCGCGGGCACAGCGACGCCCTCCTCTTCCCGGACGGTCGCGTCCGCGCCGTCGTCCACTCAGCCAAACGGCCAGTTTGCGCCGTCGCCCACACTCGTGACGTCACAAAACGCACCGCTCACCCCCCGTACCGGCTGATCTCGTGGCGACGACGGCTACCGTGCTGGCCGATCCGCCCGCCGGCGCGAACGGCTCCTAGTTATGGCCGGCATCGCGGACCTGTTCCGTCACCTGTCAGGATTAGCCAATCTTGTGCGCGCAGGTGAGATCGACAGGGTCATGGGTGAGGGCGCCGACGCCGTGGTTCACAACGCGCAGAACCGGTTGGGCGTGTCTCAGGAAGGCTGGCCCTCACTGGCAGACGCAACCGTGTTGGAGCGTGACCGCCTGGGCTTTCCCGCCGACGAGCCCTTACTCAGAACGGGTGCGTTGCGCGACAGCATCACCGCGACCGAGGAGCGGACGGCCGACGGTGTGACGTACGACATTGGCGTGCCCGCGGATAGTCCGGCTGGAGCGTACGCCCGTCCTCAGGAGTTGGGCACGGAGGGCATCAGCGCCCACCCAATCCCGCCGCGGCCGTTTATCGTGCCAGCGATCGAGGAGGAGCAGGCGGGCGTGTTGCGCCGCGTGGGCGCCGTGGTACGGTCCGCGTTGGACTAGCCCTCGTCGTTCAACATCTTCCACAGCCGCTCAGGGAAAACAACGCGTATGCGGGTCGTCGTCGCTTCTACCCTGAACGTTACACGGTCGGCCGTGGCAGGAAGATGGCATTCCACAATGCGCGCACAAGCGTGTTGCACGCTTTGCAGCGTAGCTGTGTCGTTGGACGAATCAAGGTAGGAGGAGAGAGCATCACCCAGGTCATCCCGTAGGGAGCGTTGCGCTGCGCTCAAGGGGTGATCGTCAGGCTTGGTTATCGTCACGATTGGCCTCCTTAGATAGCAGTATCCCACACAGGGATGGAGCGACGCCAATGAGCGAGACACCCTCCTTCCCCTTCCTACCGGTGATCGACACGCGCGGCCAACTACTGGCCGGTCTTAAGGCGTTCGTTGCGACGGTGCTGGGTGATAGCGTGCCGTCAGGCGCGATCCGTGACGCTTACGACGATGCCCAGCTCGTGAGCGCCTTAAATGTCCAATCGGCCAACCAGGGTCGCCTCGTCATCATCGGCCTGGGCGATAGTAAACCATCCTCGGGCGCGCTGGGAGTGACGGCCCCGACGCGCCGGCGCCCTCCGCCCGACCCGTTACTGCCGAACGCGCCGACTGAGGTCGTGCTGACCGAGGTGGGACGCGAGCAAACGGCCGTCAGGATCATCGTGCTGGTGGCGGGCGATGGCGGCAAGACGATGCGCGACTACCTGGCCCAGCGCATCCGCGCCGCCACGGGGACACAGGTCACGATTCCGCTACCCGACTCATTGACCACGCCGACGATCGTCGACCCGACGCTGACGCGGTACGGACTGACGGCCACGCTGGTCAAGGCGAGCGAGCACCCGGACGACGGGGGCGACACGACGCGCGCCGTCTATCGTCACCAACTGCTCTATCAAGCGACCTCGCGCGTGTACCGCGTTGACACGCTGCCGATCGTGCGCCGCGTGCTGGTCACGGCTCTGTTTGAGGCGCCCGTTTCCTGACCAACGCGTCGTCTTCCTCATCGCTCCCTCTGTTTCGTTGTCAACGCTCCGCGTGTCACGCGGGGCGTTTGTTGTTGCCTATGCCCGGCCTGGCCGGCGGGAGGAAACGCCCGATCATGATTACGACGACCGCGCCCACGTCGCCCTTGCCGGGCGTCTACATCTACGAGCGGCCGTCGCCGTCGTTCTCGAACCCGTCCGGGAGTGACATCCTGGGCATCGTGGGTGAGGCCGACCGCGGCGTGCTCGACTATAGCCAGGACATCGGCGACGACAACGATTTCCGGCGCACGTACGGCAACGCCATCGCCGATCCAGGCAGTGCGCAGGCCACCCCGCCTCCGCTCTCACTCTATACGGACTGCCATGCCGCGCTACTGCCCGGTGTCAGCCTCATCAAGGCCGTGCGCGTCGCCGGCGCGACCGCGGCCAGCGCCTATGTGACGTTGCTCGATAGCGCCATCGCCGCCCTGTTGACGCTGCATGCCGCGACACTGGGCACGTGGGCCACATCGCTCCAGATGGCTGTGTCGCTGAACGGGCCCGCCGTCGCGCCCACCTCGTGGACTCTGTCCGTGGTCAACGCGGCGACGCAGGAGCGTGACTACCTGACCAATCTGCCGCTGGGCAGCGCCACCGCGTGGGCCGCGGCCATTGCGCAGATCAACCGGTCGGCCACGTTGGTGGTGGCAACGCCGCCCGTCCTGGCGCTGCCCGGCGCGCCAACCGTGACGGCGGGCGCGGCGGGCTCGGGCACGCTACCCGCTGGTATCTACTACGGCCTGATCACTGTTGGCGTGCCCGGCGTGTCCGAATCGCTGCCGTCCGCGGAGTTCGGCCCAATCACCGTGCCCGCGTTGGGCAGTCTGCGCGTCACGCCGGGGACGGTAGCGACGGGGACGCCGACGGGCGCGCCACTAAACGCGTACCTGACGCAGGCCAACGGCGCGTCGGGCACGGAGACATTTGCCGCGTCTACGCCCCTCCTATCGCCGGCGTCGACAACCGTGCTCACGATCACGGCGCCGCCCGTCGCGAATCAGCAGCGGCCAGCTCAACTTTTGCTGCCAACGGGCGGGTACACGATCCGCCACCAGGCGACGGCCGCGCCCAGCGCCTCTGTTTTAGCCCCCGTGGCCGGCGAGGTTGCGTTTCCCGCTGTGGCGGGGCCAACGGGCGCGCCGGGGAACAACGGCGCCGATGCGGGGACGGCACGGCACATGGGCGCGCCGGGTGCGCCGAACACGGGTATCTATGCCCTGACGGGACTGGACCCGCACCCGCACCTTGTCTTTCTGGGTGCGGGTGCGGCGTCAGACGCGACGACGTGGGCCACGTTGGCGGCGTTGGCGCTGACCAACAATTGGATCGCGCTGGCCTGCCTGCCGCAGGGGACGACCGACGCCGGGGCGCTGGCGGCGGTTGCGGCCTCGGGTGTCATCGGCACGCCCCAGGCCGGCCGCCTGGCCGTGCCCTACCCCTGGGCGAAGCTGAACCTGCCCGCCTACAACGGCGGGTCGGTTGTGTTGGCCGCGCCCACGTCGCTGCTGGCCGGCATCCAGGCCGTGCAGGCGGTGGCCACGGCCGGCTTCAACAAGGCGCTGCCGGCAGACGTGCTGGGGCCAGAGTTCGACTTCAGTGATACGCAGCTGGCGACGCTCATCAGCGCGCCCGCCTACCTGTCTCCGCTGACCCGAAAGATTCCGCGCAAGAACGCGCTGGGCTTCCTGGCGGCGACAACGCTGGACGGCACGGACCTCTACGTCCTGCGCGTGACGGGGCTGATCGCCGACGCTGGCATCGTGATCGGCGGCGACTTCATTGGCGAAACAAACGACGCCGTGGCGCGCTCCCTCCTGCAAGACCGTCTCACCTCGTTCCTCGATGCGTTGGCGCGCGACGACACGATCCCGTCGAATCCGCAGACGGGGCAGGCGCCGGTAGCAACGCCCGTCCTGACGGCGGGAAAGAGAGCCAGCTTGGCGCAATCGGCGACAGGCTCGGGCGCGACGACACAGGCCGGCACGCTGACCGCCGGCAGCCAGCGGGGCTACGCCGTCATCTGTAACGACGCCAACAACCTGGTCGGGCCGGGCGGCGTGGCCACGACGGACATGTTCGCCGAAATGCAGGTGCAGATCAAGCCGAACACGAAGCGCGTCATCATCGGGTTCCAATTCGGCACGCAACTCATCGTCGTTTTGCCACAGAGCTAAGCGCACCGCGGCGGACACGTAGGCATGACCCGCGCGATGGCGTGAGGCGAACGGGATGGGAGGAGGACAGGCGATGGCGGGACATCAGGGCGGATTACGCATCCCCGGCGGGACGATCACGACGACGATCACGGCCGAGAGCGGGACCGGCAGCAGCCTCGGCCTCGTGCTCGAGGTCGACGACGTGACCTATCGGCCGGAGCCGAAGTACAACACCACGCACCCCCAGGGGTCGCCCGACGAGCACGACCAATTGATGTCGATGCCCGTCGCGATTACCATCAAAGGCGGTCGTGCCGACGCCGGCTTCATGGTCCTCTACCGCGAGCTGGAGCGGGCACGCCGGGCAGGGCACGAGCCTCCAAAGTACAGGGTCCACTTCCAGGCGCCCTCTGTCAATGGCCACGAGGGCATCGACGAGGTGTACGTCCGCTGCGCCCTCCAGCCGGGCGATTTCATGATGCCGGACGCGGCCAAAGTGGCCGAGCAAACCATCGTCCTCAAGGGCTATATTGCCGCGTAGTCCGCGTTGCTGAAGATCAGTTATCCCAGAGGAGAACACGACCATGAGCGAGAATGACGGCGGGTTGCGCGTGGACATGACGCCTGTGCCGGCTCCTGAGCCGATACCCGTAGAAACGGTCGCCGCACCCACGCCAACCCTGGCGCCCGCGCCTGCCACGGCGCCAACCCCCGCGGCAGACGCACCGCCCCTCAATCCGGATCAGGTGCGCCTGAGCAAGGGGCAGGTGGTTCGCCTCCGCGAACTCAACGGCCTGGACAGCGACGCCGTGGAAAGGTTCTTAGCACAAAAGAATAGTATCAGTTCGCGCACGTATGCCATGGCGCTGGCCATCTACGCCATCACGGACGTCGATGGCCAGCGCCAGAAGCCGATCAAAACGGCGGCGATGCTCGACAGCTACCTGATGGAATATTCGCTGCGGGACCTCGCGAAGATCGGGCAGGCCTTCAGCCGCGTCAATGGCCTGGGCGAGGACGACGACACGTTTCCAGGAGCGCGTTAACGCGCTCCTGGACAACGCCGTGTTTCAAGAGCGCGTGTCCCTTGTCAGGGCCGGCCTCTCGTGGGCCGACGCCTCACGGATGGTCGGCAGTGAGCGGCGGGCGTTTATTATGGTCTACAACCAGCAGGAATCAGACGCGGCCGAGGATGCGAAGCAGCGACGGGACGCGGCCAGCGTGCGGCGGCGGGTAGGGGAGCAATGACATGCAGGTGTGGTACGATCTCTCTGTGCGGCTCGGCTTTCAAATGGGCGGCTTCCAGATGGGCGCGCTGGCGGCCGGCAAAATCCTTTCGGGGCTCGAAGGCCAAATGTTGGCCTCCGAAAAGCGTGCGGCTATGCTCTCCCGCGCCTTCCAAAATATCAATTGGAGCGCGCCCGGCGCATCAAGCTTCGGCGCCGCGCTGGCTAACCAGTTTACGGCGGCGGGATCGGCGGCGCAAACCGCCCAGGCGCAGGTGGACAAGTTTCATCGCTCCATGAACATCGCCCTGGGCGGCGCGGCGCTCACCGGCGCGGGCCTCGTTATGGCTGGCCTGTTGGACAAGGCGGGCGAGGCGGGCGCGCAGCTCCAGGTCGCGATGACCGGCATCGGACTGGCGACGGGCGCGACGCCAAAGCAGCTCGCGGCCATGCAGGCGTCCTTCGTTCCGATCGGCCTGCGCAACCAGATGAGCGTGACCGACGTGGCCCACCTGGCCCTCGCCTCAACGCACGCCGGCATCACCGACCTGGGCCAACTCAAAGGGAGCATCGCGACCATCGCCAACTTTGCCGAGGTGCAACAGTTATCGACGCACGTCAGTCGGGAGTCAGCGGCCACGACGGGTGTTGAGTACGCGCATATTTTTGGGGCCTATACGCCGCAACTCCTGAATCCGCTGATCAATACGCTGTCGAAGGCGCTGACCCACACGCCCCTGACGGGCGCGGGCTTCGAGGCATTGGTCAGCCAGTTCGGCGGCATGACCGCGCCCCTCTACGGTCGCTCCACGGCGGCGAAATTGTTTAGTCAAAAAGACGACACCATGATGGGCGTCCTCCTGGGGCAGATGGGGCAGGGCACGCGCGGCGGGACGCAGTTCGGCAGCGGCCTGATCCACCTGGCGACGGCCAAGCCGGGCACCGCGGCGTACGCGGCGGAACAGCGATTGGAAACGGCGGGCGGTGGGCAGTTTTTCAATCAGGATGGGTCGTTCCGCGGCATCCGCAACCTGCTGGAGATTATCAATCGCGCGGCCAAGGTCCTGACGCCCGGGCAGTTGACGGCCGTGAATAAGGCCGCGTTCGGCACGGTCGGCATGAAAACGTTCGGCAACCTGGAGGAGAGCGCACGCCTCCAGCAGTGGGACGTGAACGCCAAAACCTTCACCCGCATCCCCGGCATCGACAAACAACAGGAGCAGTACAACGCGACGAACAAGGGCCAGTCCGTTCAGTGGCACAAAAACGTCGACACGGCTGTTACCATTTTCGGCCTGGAGCTACTCCCCACCCTGCTCAAGGTGAGCCAGGCGCTGGTGGGTATCACGCGCGGCGTCGTCGAGTTCATGCAGGCCAATCCGGCGATTGTCCAGTTCGCGGCGGGCTTCGCGCTGGTGGCGACGGCCATCGCCCTGATTGGCGGCCCGATCCTCGTTGCCATCGGCGCGATCGGCATGCTGACCGTGGCCTTCGGCGCGATGGAGGCTATCGCCTGGCCCATCACGGCCGCCATCTTGGGCATCACCGCCGCTATCGCCGCCGGCGTGCTGATCTTCCAAAACTGGTCGACTGTCGTGGCCTTCCTGAACGATCCGCTGGGGGCCCTGGCCGGCAAGTTTGGCCCCATCGGCCAGGGTATCGAGATCGTGTTCGCGCCGTTGATCGGGTTGATCGAGGGGTTCCGCCTGCTCTGGGAGTGGGGCGGCAAACTCCTCAACTGGGCGGGCGGATTCAGCGGTATTGCCAGGGCCGTGGGCGGCGCGTTCGGCCTAATGGGGACCTATTTTTCACCCCTGCTCCAGATGTTGTCCGCCTTGCTCACGTTGGGTGGCCATCTGGCGCAGTGGGTCGGTAGCCTGCCGGGCGTGGCGGACGAGATTTCAAGCGCGCTCCAGATCGCTTTTGCGCCCCTGTACGTCGCGATCGAGGCCCTGAAAGTCTTACATGGGTTCTGGGACTGGCTGACGGTGACGAGCACGCAGAATCACGGCGGCGCAAGCGCGGCCACGGCGCCCGCGGCAGCGGCTCGCGCCTACGACCCCATCATCGCGCGGCAACTGTCTCGCTACACGAGCGCCCATGGGAGGGAAACGGGGCAGCACGGCTACTGGCAGTATCAGCAGTACGTGCAGGGGAAGGGCTTTGAATGGCGGAACGACGGGCGTCTGCCCTCGCCGCCTCCCGCCCTCGCCGCGCTCCATCACTCTCCTGCCCGTCACTCCACCCCGCATCACACGCCCACTCCGCCCCTCATCCCGCGCAAAAGCGGCGGCATGGCCCTGATCGGCGCGGGGTCGCTCCAGGCGTCGCGCACAATTGAGGTGCATCATCACCACCATGGGTCGCCCGTGTCCATCGCGATCAACGGGGCCGATCACGCCACCTCGAACGATCTGGCTGCCGCCGTGGCAAAGCGCATCCGGCACGAGATCACGGCCAGTGCCCGCTGGCACAATCGCTACCACGGCAAGGACCTGCTGGGCATGGAGCCGACCTAAAGGAGCGTCTCATGGCGGCGACGATCACGATTGGCCCGGTCACACTGGCGGGCGGGAACATGCCCGAGCGCACGCCCGACCCGCGCGCGCTCGAGAAACGGGAACGACGCCTGTCGGACGGGACGAACGTCTTGCAACGGACGGGACCGACGCATCAAGCTATTCCGCTGCAGGGGTTGCTTCAGGAGACGAACGTTTTCGGCACGCCTGAGTCGTTGCGGCGTGGCCTCCAGACCGTGTTCGAGGCGGGACAACCCGTCGTCTCCTACCTGAATGGCCACCGCGAGGTTGTGACGCTGACGGGGTGTGAGATCGTGGCCGTCCGCTACAACACCTACGAGTATCGCCTCGAGCTGTTCCGTGAGCAGAACGGGCTCCTGTCGTCCGGCGACCCGCGCGATGCGCCGCTGACCGACCGCGATCAGGCCGATCAGTACAGCCGGGCGGCGGCGGGCATCAAGGCCGCCGCCGGCCTCTAAGCACGACGGGCAGGAAAAGGGTGAGGTGACATGAGCCAAAGCCCCGCGCCGGCGATAGCGACCGGCACAGTCCCAGCGACCTCCACGGAGGCGGACGGCATCCGCGCAGAGATCGCCGCTCTTCAGGCGCAGGTCGCGTCAGCCCGCGCCCTGTTGACCGTGACGCCGACGCCGACGACGGTCAGCCGGCAGGCCCTGCTCGCGGCACGGCGTGTGGTCACGTTAGGCGAGGCGGCTATCCTGCTGCTGCAGCGTGAGTTAGCGCCCCAGGCCCCGCGCGTCGTCGTGGTCCGCGAGGGCGATACGTTGTTCGGGCTGGCGCAGGACTATCTCGGCGACGCATTGGCGTACGGTGACATTCAGCGCGCCAACGGCCTGACGTTCATCGCGCTGTCGGTCGGCCAGCGCCTGATCCTGCCACGGTAACGCACAGTGCAGCGCCGGCAAAGGGCGGAGGAGAAACGTGCCAGCGATCTCTCTGTCGCCCCCATGGGAAGGGGCGTTAGACCGCTATAGCCTGTACCAGGCGTACGGCAATACCGGTGTGAGTTATGAGCCGGCGGGTCATGGGCACACGCACTGGCACACGGGGTGGGATAAAGAACTGCCCAATCAGACACCACTGTTGGCGTGCGCTGACGGCGTGGTGTGGCGTGCCCAACAGTTGGACCCGTCCGGTCCCCAGTTCAACGGCAGCTACGGCCTCTATCTCTGTATCGAGTACGACAATCCGGACGGTAGTCCGCCGCACGCGTCCACGCTCTTTGGCCATTGTTCGCGCCATGATGTCCAGGTCGGCGACCGCGTCACGCGCGGCCAGCAGGTCGCCCTGTCGGGCGGCGACCCTCCCACGGGCGTCGGGACCACCAGTGGCAACTCCACCGGCGCACACCTCCACATGATGGTGTTCCTGGACCGCAACATCGTGTCGGGTGACGTGGACCCCACGCCGTACTTTGGGGGAACGGGCGTCAGTACTGGCGGCGGAGGCGGAGGCGCGGGCGCGGGTGTCATCGCGCCCGCCTCCTCGGGCACGGTCACGCCGACCAACGCCATTTACTGGGCGAAGGCAGCGGGCATCCCCGCCGACCAACTCGCTATCTGCATTGCTATCTGCCGTGCTGAGAGCCAGTTCAAACTCGACGCCGTGAACCTTAACCGCGACGGGTCGGGCGCCGTTGTCTCCACGGACCGCGGCCTGTGGCAAATCAACGATGTGGCCCACCCTGAGTACCCAAACCACGATCTGTTATTTCAGGGCGCGTACAACGCGCAGGCCATGGCCGCTATCTCCTCGAAGGGGACGAACTGGAACCCCTGGAGCACCTACAACCCGCCGTCGGGGACGCCGCCGTATCTCCGCTACCTCGACCAGGCCAAAGCGGATGTGGCTCACGCGCCGAACGGAACCGCGCCTACCGGCGGGGGAGGCGCGGGTGTCAGTCCGGGCGCGGGTGGAGCGGCGGGGACGCCCGCGTACAACGCGGCGACCGATCCCGTGCCGCAGGACACCACGCCTCAGTTGCCCGTCGAACAAGTGACCATCGCACCCGGCCGGACGCAGTTGGCCCTTCTCCATCGGGACGCGGCGCGCGCCAAAGCGAACGGGCTGATCGGCACGGCGGCCGTGTCCATCGATGGGGACCTGTTCCCCGTCGAGACGCTCTCCGTGGTCGAGGCAGCGTACCGCCAGCCGGCCTCGCTCAAGGCGACGCTGCCGTACACGCTGTTCACGACGGAGCGCGGGCGGCGCGTGATGCAACGCTTCTTTCGGCAGCGGTACGTCGAGGTGAAGGGCTACCTGGGCTACATGCCGCCGACCGCGAGCGGCGCGGAGATGCGCCAGGCGTTGCGCCTCGTCTTCGTCGGATTGATCGAGTCGCCGGACATCGACCTGAACGCGGAAGACGCCGACGAGACGGTCACGTTGTCGTGCCCCGACCTGTCGATCCTCCTGTCGGGCCAGGCGGCGACCAGCAGTCAGCTGAGTGCGCTGGGCGACAATTTCGCTAACCAGCGCGCTGACCAGATCGTGTCACGCCTGACGCTGGCGCATAACGCGCCAGGAACCGCGGGCCTCACGGTCGAGGCGGATACGGTCGGCGAAGTCACGGGCTCCGTGTTCGGCGCGGATGTGATCAAAACGCGCAAAACAGGACAGAAAGAGTGGGACATCATCACGCAGTTGGCTCAGGACCAGGGCTATGATGTGTACTTCGATGGCAGCGTGTTGGTGTTCAAGCGCCCGGTGACGCCGCCTCCGCCCCTCGTCTTGACCTGCTGGCAACGCGGCGGTCAGGGCGTGGGGACGGTCGACCCCGTCTCACGCGTCCATCCCGTGCCGCAGCCGCACGTTGGCCGCGAGTATAAAGTCGCGTACCAATCGTTCGATCCCAAGACGGGCCAGTCCGTGACGGCGACGGCGCGCAAGAGCAACCACGATGGCGCGGGCGAGGAGACCTTGACCGCGCCGGCGGGGACGTCACCTGCCGCGTTGCAGCGCATGGCCGACGCCGCGCTCGCCGTGTACGTCGCGACCGAGGTGTTGACGGAGATCGAAACGACGGACCTCGTGCCCCTCGCGCGGGGTCAGGCCATCGTCCTGACCAGCGACTATCTGCCCGAGGACACGACAGGTCCTACTCATCCCCTTTACCCGCTTCACGTGGAGCGGTCGTACACGCCTCAGACGGGTATCACGCTGGCCATCAAGTGCGGCACGCGGCCCTGGGGCATGACCGCGACGGACGGCAACTTTGGCTTTTAACGCAACGCCGTACGCGTCACGATACATCACGATTAATGCGGCGGGGATACCTGTTAACAGATGTTGACGGAGGTGCGGCCGTGTTCGATGAGGAAATGGCGCACGTGGAGCGCCTGATGGCGCGCCTCCTAAAAGAGCAGGCGCCGGCCGCGTGGGGCACGGTCCTCAGTTACGATGAGACGACACATACAGCGCGCGTCCGCATGGAGCCGGGCGGCGGTACAACGGGCGACCTGCCGGTGGCAACGGTTGCCGGCGGACTGCGTCTGCCCCTGCGGCGGGGTGACACGTGCCGCCTGGACCTGGACGCCGGTGAGCCCGTGGCCGTCGCTTACGTGATTTACACCACAAGGCAACAGCCGCCCGCCGCGCACCTTGTGCTCGAGGGTGATGTCTGGGTCGGGGGCCAGGTCACGACGGCGCGGCCGTCCCCCGTGCCGCGCGTGGCCACGCTTCCGACGCCGCGGCCTGAGTTGCGGGGAAGCTCCATCATCCTGAGCGATGGCGGGACCACGACGGCCGATGTCCTGTATGTGTGCCTTCAGGGCGTGGGCGGAGCAGTGGCCTGGCACGCCGTGCCGACGGGTTAGTCGAGGAGGAGGCGATGACGATAGCTAGCGACCCGTCCTCGTTGGGACAAACGATGCAGGGGACGGACATCCTCCAACTGCTAGGGTTTGGCTATGATGGGACGGGTGGCGACTGGGCCTATGGACCGGGCGGTGGCTTGCTGCGCGTGGCCGGTTTAGCACTGTTACAGCAACGCTTCGGACGCCGACTGGCAACACCAAAAGGCGCGCTGTTGCTGCATCCCACCTATGGCGCGTCGCTCTGCGACCGCGTGGGGACGCCCATCGGCGAGGCAGATGTGGCGCTGATCGCGCGGGAGGTTGAGGCTGAGTTGCTGGCAGACCCGCTCGTTGCCGCTGTCCTGGCCGTGGACGTGCTGAGCGATCCCGCGACGGGGGGCCTACAGGTGACGCCAACGGTGCGCCTGCAGGGGTCGGGCGTCGTCGTGGATGTGCCGCTGGTGTTTGACCGTTTCGGCTACCGCGCGTCGTCGGGGTGAGGCGACAATCCCCTAATGAAACGATTCGCCTCCCGGATGCTCCCTCGCAACGAGGTCGCGCGTGACCGCTGAATTGGGCAGAGCGGCGATCCAACGGCCGGGATGGGTCCATCCCAGGGGACAGTGACGCACTGATGAGTGTTGCGCATGTGAACGAGCACGCTCAAAGTCTGATCGCGCTGATACGGTGATGGCAGGTCTCGCCAACCCCCGTTTTCCTTGAGTTCCCTACGGTCCCCCTCAACGCTTATGACCGTTCCGTTGAGGATTGCCTCTTCCTCTGCCGTCCAAAAGGTCGCGTTTTCAGCATCTTCCGCGCAACGTATCTTCATCGTGCCCTCCCGTCGTCAGTAGAGCCTTGCGCCGTGCCGTGAGATGGAAGGAGCGCACGCGATGACGAGCAGTCCAAGCCCTGGCGCCACGATGTCGGCGCCGACGACGGTGA